TTCATCAATCTGATTAGCAAGCGCTGCTTGTAGTTGCTGAGCAGTTACTTCGCCACGTGTAATAGCCGCACGTGCTTCAATTGAAGGAAATGTGCGGCGTACAAGTGCTACACGGTCTGCAATAAATGATGAGTATTCTTTAGGGTCTACGACATCAAATGCTCTCATGTATGAGATACCAGCATCACTAGCAGCCCACTCAGCAAGTCTAGACGCTGGAGCTTCTGCTAGGATTAAATCCATTAATGGGTCTTTGCGCATAATACGGTTAGCAATATATTCCAACTCGCCAAAGTATGTTGGGTCAGATACGCTTACTACATGTCCAGGAGTCTTACGCTCAATCAAAGACTTACGTATACCAACTGAAAGTTCACCAAGAACGTTTAAATCGGTTGTACGTGCGTTGCTAGTTTCGGCACGGATAGCAGCACTAAAGGTGCTAGGTTCTGCCACGAATGAATCAATAGTCATTAATTGACCATTAACAATACGTGTCTGGTTCTCTTTAGCGTAGTAGCGCTTCTTAAACTTAGCACTCTTGCCATGAACATCAGCCTGCTTTTTAAGTGCTGGCTTTAGTTGTGATACGATATCGTCAATATCATCATATGCTTTAGATACAGCAAGTTCGGCTTGTTTAATTAAATCTTTATTAGTAGCAAGCTTGTTGATATTTGTACGATAGTTACTAATAGACTGCTTTGCTTCTTTAATCTTAGCAGCAGCAGCCTTTGATGGCGAACGTGATTCGAGGAACGCTATACGGCGCTCGAGTGTTGCAATACTAGGAATCGCTTCCGTTACTCCGTATGGTACAACTGCAGCGCGTAAGTCTAGTTCTAGTTCATCTAGTAAAGCATCTGCCGCTGCTAAGTCTTTTTTGGCAGCCTCTAAATGACGTGCCTTTGTAGCAGGGGATGTATTATCAGATAGTAGGTCCTCAAGAGATGCCTGAGCATTTGTCTTAATCTGTTCTGCCTTAGACAGCATTTGCTGCTTATCGCGCACGGCTGCATTTACAGCCTTCACTTCTGCGCGATTTAAAACTTTAGTATTTAGCCCACCACGTACTACGTTACCAAAGTTGATAAGTGCACGTGAAGTAATGCCTGGAAGGTCGCGATATAGGAAATCTATACCCTGTGCTAGGGTAGCACTAACAATAGGCTCACCAATTGACTGCTTAATAATATACATAGGACGTACAAGTACATCAAATGTCCACAAGCGGTTTAAGTCGCGGAAGATTGCTTGAGTTACTACGCGAGTATTTTGTACACCAGATTTAACTTTGCTTGGTTCCACGGCACGAAGAATCTGTCCTTCGATATTATCCCAAGGAGTAAAGCGATATGATTCAGCCATTTGACGAAGTGTCTGTGGCTGCACAATAATGCCCTTACCATCGTGACCTACGCCATAACCATTCTGCTTAACAGAATTTATACCAGCATTAATGTTCTTACGGAACTCACGTAAGTGCATAGCGATTTCTTTATCGTCATACCAGCCAGCTTTGTAAGCAAGCATCTTGCCAATTTCAGCATCAATCTCTTCTAGGGCTTGAATTTCATTCTTGCCTAAAGACATCATGTACTTGTCTTCAAAACGGCGACGAACATCGCCTACTTTTTCCCATACATTTGGTGCTGTTTCAATCTTAGCAGCGCCATCCTTAAAGATTTTAAGGTTGTTTAAGAAAGCATTAAGTTCAACGCGACCATCAAGAGGGCGCATACCAGAGAAAGTTACGAAACCTAGTGGCTTGTATTCAGACTGACGCTGTGTCCACTTTACAAGTTTTACGCCTGCACGACCAGGAAGATTCATTTCCATTACATCGCCAAATTGGTCAAACTCACGGAAACGTGCAGTAGTCTTAAAGTCTCTTACAAACTGCCCAGCTTTGATTAGAGCGCTTTTACCAACAGTTGGCTCGATAGGCATATATGCCTTACCGCCAACCTTGATGTTGTAATCCTCGTCAAAGAATGCATCACGAAGTTTAATAAACTGTGGATTGCTTTCAATAGCAGCATCATATGCAGCTTTAAGACGTGGAACAGCAGCACCTTCTGGAAGGAAAGACTTACCAGTTGATAAGTATTTAGCCTGCAATTGTGCAGCAGTATCAGATAAATCAAATAACTTATCTGGCGCTGTATTGGCAAGACGTTCCATGGCAGCAAGGTTACCCTTATCTGCAAGAATCATATCTTTAACTACGTTAGCATCTTTAGCTTCATGAATAAGAGGAATTAACTTCTCATTAGTGCTATACTTGCTAACTAAATCTGTGATTGTACCCCAGTCTTTGGTTTCTGCAAGAGCAACCATGTGGCTACCAGAAACAGTTTGGATACCTAAAGCACCATTCGATGAGGCATAATTAATGCCGTTTTCCATCTCAACTGCTAGGTCATCAATAGTTTTCTTTGAAGTATTAAGGCCGAGTTTAGTACCAGCAGGTACGGCAACGCCAACCTTGATTGCTTTGCCGGTTAGGCTTAAAGCTTTATTTCCTACTAAAAAGTCACCAACACCTGTAAACCAGCGTCCTACAGCATTATCAACAAAGTTTTGTTTGATGCTTTCATCATCCCAAAGATTAACCTTATCCATATCAATCTTACCAGTAGATAAGACGATAGAAGCCAAAGGCTTAACTGGAGTTAAGTTAGACTTTGTAAGAGCCTGCATTGTAGATACTTTAGCACTACGTGCATAGGCTGCTGATATATCAGAGAACTGGAATCCAGCCTCATATTCACCCTTTTTGTAAAGTGGCGAATTAAAATCTGTTAAAAGAGCCGCAGTTGAAATTGGGCGAAATACGTACGGAGAAAGAACTTCTTGGTTAAGCGCTACAGCGCCCTGGAGTAACTTATCTCCGACACCCTTAATAGCCTTTTTGCCTACGCCAAAGCCGGGAACATTACTGCCAATCTTATCAAGATTAGCTAATCCGTCTTTAACCACATTATGAAGAACCTGCTCTTTTTGCTGTTCTTCTTGGCTTAGATAATTTCCACCACCAGTTAGACGCTTACCAGCGGCAGGGAGTGCTGATATGGCTGTTGTGAATGTATTCCACCAAGCCATTCTTACCTCCTAAAACTTATTTTTAATATAATACTTTTCGTTTCCACCCTTGACATCTTCACCAGTAAGCCCTACGATAAACCTATCGCGCTCTTCTGGAGAATTCCAAGGAATTGCTGCTAACTCCATTACGATACCAGCATTTTGATACCCTAACGAATTGGCAAATTTGTCGACATTATCGAAGAAACTGCCAGGGGCAAATACCATATCTGCCATTATAAACTCGTTGCTAAAAAGTTGACAAATCGCTTAAACGAATCAGGCGCATTTGGTGATTGTGCAGCAAGTGCTAAATCAGGCAAATACTGTTGTACAATTTGTGCATTCTCATCAGGACGTGTATTGTTCTGAAAGTTCTTAGGTAGGGCATCGGAACCTACACCTTTACCAAAATCTACACCAGCAGAAATTGGCTCAGATGGATTATTGGTGTCATCCATTAATGTACCTAATTTAGGTAAATTGATTCCACCATAAGTTGCATCTGTTACTGGCTGGTTTGCCATGATATCCCTAACCGCCTGATTTCCTGTTACGCGATTTTGATTAATTTCTTTATTCTGGCCATAAGCAAAACCTTTATAGTCTCCGCTTTGACCTGCTCCACCAACGGCACTAATATTCATAGGATTATTCTGTGGCGCTGTAGGGCGGTCTCCTCCACTACGTCCGGGCATTCCTGCCATAGTATCTCCTAATTCTTATATTGTACTATTGAATAAAAAGGTGGTGCTGTGTATACACTAATCTTAGCTGCTGCATCAAGAGCTTCTTCGCCATCTGCTCCCATAAGTAGCGCACCTAACGCATATGGCGCTCCGGAACCTACAGCATATAATCCAGATTCATCTCTGGTTACAGTCAATTCTTGGTCCACATCGAACAATTCACCATTAAAAGCAATAATAAAATGAAACCTAACATCATTTTTTTCTTTAGGTTCATCAAAGTTATAACCATTATTAATTAATGTTTTACGCAATGAAGGCATAGCCTTAGTAATCATAAACTTATATGGATTATTTTTATCATATTCAGTTGGCTTAGGTGGGGTCCATACATTCTGTGCAATATCGCAAGGTAGCACCTCACCACTACCAGCAATAACAAAAGCACCACGTTGTGCGTACTTCTTCATATCTGGATGAGAATATATTCGACCATCATCATCTGTAATGCGTGAGTCTACATGTATTTCACAGTAGTTCTCATGTTGGATACCAACAATAGTCGTCATCGTCCCTTACCTTAAATTAACCGCGAGTTGTAACTCGTCCTGTTGCTTTTCCACTTCCACTTAGCGTAGAAAGGATTGTTTGAATATCTGGTGCTGGTGTTGGTGCTACCATTGGAGATTGGCCTCCAACTGGGGCTGCGGCTGGAGCAGGGGACGGCTGCTCAACAGGAGGGGTTGCTGCCCCAGCGGGAGGAACTTGTTGCTCTGGAGCAAATGTTTCCGCTACTGCATCCTCTAATGCAACTCCCTTTTGACGTGCACTAATGACATCTGCGATTTGCTTGATAACCTTTGAAGGGTCAGCACCTGATGTAGCCATTGCTGGAATAGCTTGAGCCATAGAAGTAATACCACTAAGTAGTGAAGTACGCATATTCTCAACTTCAATCTTCTCAAGTTCTTGAGTAACATTGACAGTAAATGGTAATTCACGCATAGCCATATCTTTAGAGATAAGACCGCCACCTAGCGCTTGTAGCATAAAGATAAGTCCCTGGGCTGGATTAAGACCAGCAAGCATACCATAACGAACATCAGCAGAGTAATCACCCTTGATATCCTTTGAAGGATGGTATGTAATTTCATATGGTGAGCCAGAGTCCACACCACGAATTGTCTTTTCTACAGCATATGCTGCTTCATCTAATTCAAAACAGATTGAAACAACATCACGAAGTGCTGATGCAAAGATAGCTTGTGCAGACTTAACTTGGGTATCGAATGCACCCATAAGAGCCTGTACACCTTGACCGGTAACAATAGATGCATCGATGTTACCAGAACGTCCTTCTGGATAACGTGTACCAGAACGTAGTTCTTGATTAAGTAACTGTGATTCAGCAAATGCACCTTGAGGAATTGACAGTTCTACACGACGAACTCCAGCAGGGTTGGCTGTGCGTATAACCGCATCGCCACCCAACT